ACCATATCTCTCATATCTAATACAACTAATTGCATTAAATCAACTTGGTCTTCTGTTATTTCGCTAAGCTTTATTTTTCTACCAAAAATCATTTCAACTTTCTTGAGAATCTTATCTGCATTAGTGGCATCATCGTTTACTAATTTTGCCCACAGTTTAGATGCTTCATCTCTTACTGTTTCAAAATCTAACTGTTCTTCAATAGATTGTTCCTCTTTTTCTACAACAGTTGCTCCATCAAGTTTCTCGCTTTGTTCAATTGCCGCGACAATTGCATCAACCAGTTCTTGATAGCCAAATTTAATTTTTGGTGCGAGATATTTAAAACGACTTCCCGCCATTACGGTAGGAGTTTTACGAGTATAAAGCCAGCGTTCTGCATTACCTTCTTCATCCCAAGTTATATCTATATATCCAATAATATCTACCAATTGGTTAACTATATCATAAGCTCTTTTTGGGATAGCAGGTCCTAGTATTTCTACTTCCGAATCATCGGCTCTTTTTTCTACTCTTTTCTCAACGTGAGCAATTATAACAAGTCCATATCCTAATTGAGTAATTCTTCTTAAGCAAGATTCAAACTCTCTCTTGGTAGCTGCATAACCACCACCCCAAGGGATATCACCGACACTCTGTACGCCATTTTGCGCGCAGATATATTGCTCACATAAGTCCCAAGCAATACCTACTGTATCAATTGTAATTGTATTATATTTTTCTTGAGCTTCAGGTTTCTCAAGCTGACGTAATATCAATTTTAAATCAGTCCATTTCTTTATGTCAACAGCCATCGCTCCAGAAATAGCGTTCCATCCGTGCTCAAATCCAAGCAATAGATTTTTCGGAAACTGACAAGCAAGGGAAGTCTTGCCTACTTTCGGTAATGAATATAGACATACAAACTTCCCTCGTAAGTCTCTGGAAATTACAGATGGCTCTAAGTTTAGAATATCAATTCCTGCCATAGAGCCTACCTCCTATTAAAATCCGAGGTCTGCAAAACCGTTCTTTGTATCTGCAGAAGGTGCTGCCTTTGTTGCAGCGCGAGACATATCTCTATCCTTTTGCTTTTCAAGAGTTTCCTTTCTTGCGGCGAGTGCGGTCTGAATCTCTGCATTATCATAAGCAAAGTCGCCGTCAAGAGGCTCTTGCGAACCTCCAGTTATGATGAGGTCGCTTCTATTGATAGTTCTTGTCTTTTCGATTGGCTCACCGAAGTCAACTTCCTCGATAATTGTCTCAGTTGTAGCTGAGAAGTCAAGTCTACCATTAGCCTTTACTGTATCACCAACTTCCCAATATGTAGATACTGCGCTGATAACACTCTCACTCTGTGCATAGAATGGAACTACATCAACTCTGCCACCGTACTGTGGAATGACGGCGTCAATTCTATATCTACCAGTTGGCTCACCATCTCTATTAAGCTCTTCATTCTTTGCAGCAACTACCATCTCAGTTGTGAAAGTAGCCTCTGGCTTGCACTCTGTCGCACCAATTTTTGTAACGAATGAAGCATTAATTCTTGGGAAAGAAACGAGTCTTCCGTCTGCGCTATAATACTCGTTCATGCGGATGTTTCCGCTTGTAATTCTAACTCTATCTGCACCAGCCTCTCCACCAGCGGCCGCGATTGATACATAATCATCAGCTACTTTCTTGATGGACTCGTAAGCTGGGTTAGGTGTTCCTTTGTTTGTCAGCTTTGAAGCAAACATATGAACTGGAATTGACAGTTCCTTTTCTTCTCCGCTAATTTTCTGAGTAACCTTAACGATAATAGAACCTCCAATGGACTCTACCTCCTTACCGTCTTTCATAAAAGAACCTGGCTTAAGGTCGATTTCTGCAAGGATACCTTCAATCTTTACTTTGTTTTCTGCTTGTCTTAACATATAATTTTCTCCTGTTTGTTAGTTCTGTTTAATTAGTTTTGTTTAAAGAATAATAAGTGGAGGGTTAAAATTAACCCTCCTTATTAATTACTCCTCGTCCTCGCTTGGAACAAATGTCATACCCTCGTCAGTAAGAGCTACATAAGTTACAGGCTTGTCAGCGCCTTCAACCTCTACCTTCTCTCTGATAGCGAGACCCTTCTTTGTGAGGTCAGTTACGTTAGCACCAACGCTTCTCTCACTTCTGTCAAGTGCCTGTGCAAGCTCAGGAATGGAAACCTTTCCACCGTTACCCTTTACATACTCAAATACTTCGTTTGATTTCTCTGTAAGCTTCATAATTCTTTTTTCTCCTTGTAATTAATTAAAATGTTTGTTATGAGTTGGAAAGTTTTATTTCTTCAAAACTTTCTATATATATTATATCAAATTTTGAGAGTAAACTCAAATTTTCACATCTAAATTTTCTTAAAAAATTAACAGTCCGACCACCTTAGAATTTGAAAGTTTAATTGACTTTGTACCTTGCGCCCCTTTGGATAGTAGATTTACTTCGTTTAAGTTGATTTTTATCTGCGCATTGGAAGCAACTACGATAACTTCCTGTTCGTTAAGTAGTGGATTGAAGGAAATTAATCTGTCGTCGGTATCTTTAAGAGCGTGGATTTTACTTCCTTTAGTTCCACGTCCTGTGACGGTAAACTCTTTCGCAGCAGTTCGTTTTATATATCCCTTTTCGCTTATGCTTAGAAATTCTTTAGTATCTTTTGGTATAGCCCGTGCTTCAACTAAAGAGTCTCCATCATTAAGGGTTATTCCCTTAACTCCCCTTGCTACTCGTCCAATCGGACGAATATCCTTTGTTTCACAAATTACGAACTGGCCGCGCGCCGTCAACATACCAACTCGCTCTTCATCTACAAAAAGAATTGACACAATTTCATCGTCGTTATCAAGATTTAGAGCCTTAACACCACCTTTGCGTTTGGTGTTATACTCTGAAAGTCTACTCTTTTTTAAAATACCTTTTTTCGTGAAAAAGATTATGTGTTCTTTTTGGTTCTTTTTGTTTAAGAAAACGAGTTCTTCAATTTTTTCGTCTGAGCTGGTTTCGGCTATACTTTCGATTGGGATTACCTCTTCAAAAGGAAGGTCGGATGCGGTGATACTGAAACAATTGCCTTTATTTGAAAACAACAGAACTGTATCGAGATTAGTTCCCGATGCAGTAGCAATTACATATTCACCTTTGCTCATTTTGAATTTGTTTCCTACCCCACCGCGTCTTTGAGTATAAAGAGTTGATGTGGTGGTAACGTATAGGTTATTTTGGTTTGACAGATTAATTAAAAGTTCCTGCTTTTCAGTAGGTTCTTCTTCATCTGTTGCGATGTTGAGAATTTGAGTTCTACGTGCGTCGCCAAATTTGTTAGCCACTTCACGCCAACCGTTGATTAGCTCTTGGTTGAATAA